GATAAGAAACATAATTTGCATCCCCACCTGAGCCTACCTCTACAATAGTCTCAGTACCGCCAACATCCTTTTTGATGTACATTTTACCATCATAGGTGTTGATTGCAACTTCGCCAAGTGCTAAACTAGAAGTAGTAGGAATTGCACCCGACGTAGCCGAGCGCTTTAATTTAATCGTCTGTGCCATTTGGCTTCCTCTTTAGATTGCGTATATACGCGAGGGATTATATTATTTATTTAGAATGTTCCGCCGTCGAGTGTAGTAATTTGAGTCTCAAAGTTTAGAGTAGTTAAAAGATTTGCGGCAGTAAGAGTATTACTATTATTTGGGTCTGGTTCAAATACTTGCCAAATATCAGAAGTCTCATTCCAGCGAAGATATACATTTGTAGAGTCTCCTCGCTCAACTTCAATACCTGCATTTTCAGATGGAACACCTGTAGCGTTACTATTTAAAAGAAGAATATTGTCGGCAAGAGTAACTGTTTCAGAGTTAACAGTTGTAGTAGTACCTGTTACAGTAAGATTTCCGTCTACAACAATTGTACCGCTTTGAGCCGCAAGAGTAAGGTCTCCGGTAGAAGTACTAATAGTACCGTCAGCAGCGTCTCCAATTGTAATATTATCTACAGTTACAGCAGTAAGGCCCGCAAGAGTAGTAGAAGTTCCGCCCAGAGCGATAGCTGTAGTACCAATTGTAATCGAATCGTTTGTAAGCTGAGTACTGCCAATAGAGCCATCAGTTACGGAAAAAGTAACCGTATTAGCAGTGACTGCAGTAGTAATTGCAGTACCGCCAGTAAAAGTAAGAGTCTCGCCAGTATTAACTGTATCAGTAGCACTACCGTCACTAATATCAAAAGAAGAAACTACGGTATTCCAAGAAAGCTGCCCAGCACCATTTGTTGTTAGATACTGCCCCGGGTCTCCGGCTGTTTGAGGCCAGTTTAGCCCATCAAGAACAAGGTCGCCGGTTCCATTAGGAGTAATACTAATGTTACCATTCGTATCTGTAGAAGTAATGGCATTACCGTCTAATGTAAGGTTATCTACATTGAATACGTCAATTTTATTATTTGCGTCCACAAGTACTGCTGACGAAGCAGTGAGCGTACCTGGGGTATGGTCCAGATAGTCAATATATAACTTTCCGCCGATTACAAGGTTGCCCGTAGTTCCATCGGGGTGGCCTATAAATAGCTTGCTAGAGTTACTTGAATAAGCTAACTCACCCGCAGCTAAAGTTGTAGAGGGGGCTGCGGTAGTAGTACTGCGTTTTATTTGAATCGTTTGAGTAGTGGCCATTTAAATGGTCTCCAGCAGCCTTAAAAGGCCCCTCCGTCTAATCGACTATCTGCTTGAGTTGCAAGCAAAGGGTACCAGTCGGTGATACCATTGATTGTCCGGTAAACATAAAAAATATCATTTGAAGTATCGTACCAAGTATCGCCCTCTTCTACATTTGTAGTGGGAGTCGAGCCTGTACGAAAACTTTGGTCAGCGAGCTCTTTTAATGCTTCATCTAAAAAAGTTGCCGTGATTGTATGGTAGGGAGTAACAGTGACGCTCGATGCATCAATTACTCCTGGAACTGCGGTAGGAATAGCAAGATTATACGCCTGAATAGTAGTAATATCATCCGTAAGATTTATACTTATCTGCTCTCCAGTTGCTACAATTTCTGTAACGTTTTCCGTTATTTCAATTACAGTAGAATTTGACATTATCTAGTCACTTCTGGATTAATTGTAGCAGTTCCCTGCATAATTCTTTTAACTACTGCGTCAGCATTAGTATAGATTTCTAAGTCATATACGTACTGCCCTGCAGCTATATCAGTAGAGCCAGTTCGAATAACATTAGGTGTTACAGTTAAGTCTGTCCAAGTTCCATTTGGAATTTCTACCTTTAATGCTCCGTTTGCAGGGTCTGTTTTTGTAACTTTAAAGTAGCCTACAATTGTGTCAGACGTATGAGCCGAGCGCAGCTGACCCCGTCCTTGGTAGTTAGTTAAATCCATAGGCGACCCGGACTCCTTTATTACTAAATCAATAGCAAAGTCGGACCCTTGGTCAATGAATAAGTTATAAGTAGCTGCGCTCATTAAAGTTCTCCTATGATGAAATTATAGCAAAGAGGACATTTTATGTCAAGTTTTATTTTTTTGGTGGTCTTACTGTAAGTTACCTAAACGTACTCTAAGATTTCCAGAATTATAAATATCTATTCTATTATTCTCACCATCTATAAAAACTCTGTCGTCTCCAGTATCTTTAGAAATATGTAGTTGCTCCGTTCGAATAGCATCTGCAGCAATTACATTAGTAGTAACTAGGCTAGCTTCGGCCCAATGACTAATAGTAGTAGGGTTATCCTGAGTTGCTCGATATGACTTCGCGCTCGTGGAACCTGGCGAAGCAAAACAGATTGCATAAGTTCCGGACTTAACATCTGCAGCGGCTAGGCCTATGCTACTCAATCGAGCAGAAGTAGGTGCGGTTATTCCATCCCTTAATAATATTATTCCTGAGTATGCTCCACTATCACCCGTGTCACCAGTAGCCCCAGTATCTCCTGGGGCTCCTTCTACACCATTCAAAATTAAAGGAACTGATTCTTGGTCTAATAAATTTGTACCTGCACTGTCATAAAGACTTACAGTAACTACCGAAGCACTTGAGCCAAAGTCAGTATATGTAAATCCAGTCACAGCATTTTGCAGGCTGCCCCCATTAATACTATACTGTCCTGTAAAGTCTGAAGTTACTCCATTTTCTATCTTTTTAAAGTTAAATACAACCTCGTCATTATCCGTTCCAGCCCCTCCAGTATATGTACCAGTATCTGGATTATAAACTACTGACGCCGTTGCAGGAACAATTCTGTAGGAAACACCGTTTTCTCCGTTTGCTACTTTAGTAATAGTAAATGTTTTCTCATGTGTATCATAAGAAGGATTAGTTGCAGTAACAGTAATGTTTGCAAACGTAAACTCCGCACCTCCCGATGCATTATTTAGTGCAGTTACAGTATAAGTTGCCCCACTTGGTGACCCCGTTACAGTACTACCAGTAGTCCCTACAGAAGAAACAGCCCAGTTAAACGTCCAGTTTGAGGTGTCGTCAATTGTTCCTCTAAACACTGTAACAGTAGTACTCTCACTAAAGCCTGTTACGTTGCTTCCTGCGGTTCCTGATATTGTTGCGGAATCATTATCTAATTCTAAAATAATATTATTAGCACCACTTTTGCTCTTACTTATAGATACAGTATCTGTATCGAGAAGAGTAGCAGTGTCGTCATTATTCCATAATTCTACGGTATATACTAGAGCTTCTCCATTCCCGTACGCTGGAACTGCTAAGTCTATATAGCCGTTCGTTTTCTCGGTCGAGTCAACACTAGTACTGTTAATCTTTATATCATAATTAGTTATTGCTTCAGGAACAGTAATATTCCAATAAAGACGTCCTGCGGTATTTGGACTAGGACTTCCTCCATCCCCGTCAAAAGAATAATGAGGCTGAGTTACATACGCAGAAATATTTGAAGCATTTGTATTTTTAGTTATTGTTTGTGTTACTATATAGTCCTCGGAGGTTGACCCTATATGCACACGCACGGTGTGCTGCACAGTAGCACTATTAGCGCTCATTGCTGTTGCAGCTCCAAAACTTATAAAACCTGTTTCTCCATTGTTTGCTGCACTAGAAAATTCATCGTCTGCGGTACTAGGAAAAGTAATACCTATGGGTGTATTTCCTACGTACTCCCACCAATACTCAGCACTAGCACCCGCTGCCGCTGTCGAATCCACATAAAAAGGAATATCTACTCCTATCAATACAACATTTAAGCCATTCGCAGTTATTGAAAAGTCTAAAACTTTTCCATTTTTATCTACAGGTACGCTTTCAAATTGATTTTGCTGAAGTATTGTGACCCCGTTAAATCCTTCTTTTGATTTTGAAAATACTTGAGTTCGAGAAAGAGTTACTGCTCCTTCTAAATCAAAGTTATAAGTAACTGTAGCAGTATTACCTGTCCATGCAGCAGCACCTGTAGAAAAAATAAAGTCTGGCATAGAAATAAGTTCAGGATTAGTACTATCTATGTCACTTAAAGGGTTTTCAGGACTTCCAGAGAATATAATTGCTGAAGTTGGCTGCTCGTCGATTGAAGTAATTGTGTACTTTCCACTCTTTTGGCTATTTGAAGTGTATCCATCCCATGTAGCTTTAGAAACAAAATCTAAAATCGAATCCCCTTTTCCAATTTCTATAGTAGTACCTGTTTGGGGTACTTCTACTCTATCTGAGAACCCAGCTACTTCATCTCCAATAGGTATGCCTAAAGAAGTTGTTGTAATAGCTTGCGCGGGATTTGAGAGGGAGGTCCAGTACCCTCCTTTTGATGCTTTAATACCCTGAATAATAAGTCCGTCATAAGCTTCAACAGTACCTAAATTAGTGGACTCAGCTACTTCTACTTGCATTGAATATTTTGCAGTTTTTAAAGTATTTGCTAAAGCTTCATTTTCCCAAGATGCATAGCTACTAGGAACAGTAACATAAGCAATATTTGACTGCACAAAGCCACTAGCATCAGGAACTTCCGAATTGGGGAAACTAAGAACAAAATCCCCGGGAACATATACGCCAGAAGTATTAAGAGTGAATTTGTATCGCGCATTTGTAAAGTTATTTTCAGAAGCAGTAAATTTAATCGTAGTACTGTCACCGTCAGTATTATTATAAATAGCACCAAAGCCTGCATCATTATAGATAATAGTAAGGTCTTCAGCTTCTAAGAAAACAGTTTTACCTGATACGCCGTCAGCTCCTGCCGTTGTTTTTGAAATTATACCTGTGCCTTCAAAGGGACTATCTTGGTTAAAATCTTCTACGACCTCTATAACGATTGTTTCTGGGACACCTCCGTTGTAAGCAATATCTGTACCGTCTGCTACTATGGTCTTTGTGTATGTAAATCCAGAAGTAGGGTTTTGGTATATATCGTCCAAATAATCTGAATCTATGCCATCTGTAGCAGATAAAACTTTAAACTTAGGTTTTTTAAATCCTATTGCTGTTGCGGTAATAGATATATTGCCGGGGTCTGTTAGCTGGTCTTCTGTAGCAAAATTATACTGAATTAAAGGGTCAGATACAGTAACTCCTACAAACTTTCCTGCATTAAGAGTAGGGTCTAAATTAATAAACCTAGTTAGCTCGTACTCCGTAGAAGTACTATTGTATTTAACTTTCGCAAATATAGAATCATTTGAGAAGTCAGGAGTCCATGACCGTTTCCAGATAGAACAATTTTGAGCTTGAATTTCAGTGGCTTCAATAGTTCGGTCAATAATAAAAGTATTTTCATCGACAATGCAAATTACATTCGCAGCGTACGCGACAGCACGAAGAGAAGCAAAAGTAGCATTAGACACAACAGAGGAGACACTTATTCTTCCTGTTGTACCCCCCGCTATTGCATTTGTATAAGTATCATAGAGGTCTGCACTAGATGTTTCATCTTCTGTAGCTTCTGAAACATTTCCTAAATAATATTCTCCATCAGTTAAGTAACCTCCGCCAGATAGAGAAATTTGACTTTGAGCGTTAGAAATTCGTACCTTTACCCCAGAAGTTAAAGGCTCAAAACCTATCTCTCCTCGATAACTAAACTCAATACCACTTCCTGCTTGGTCAATAATATCAAAATATTGTAAACAAGAGGGAGAAAGATACGTACTTGCATTGTTGGTAAGGCCAGGAAATATTGCTATTTTGTCCCGTATTACAAGCCCATGATTTGCTAAAGTAATTGTATTACTATCTGAAGGTATTGAAGCTCGTTCAGTACTATTAATTGCTGTCCAGTCGCCTTGATGTGTCCAGCTATAGGCGGTGATAGAGCTTACAGGAAGAGATTTCCAAAAAGGAAAATCAGAAAAAGTCTCTGTATCATAGTACGCTAAAAATAACTGACTTCCTCGAAGACCTATATGATGCTCTACATCGCTACCATAAGGGCTAGAAAGCTCTGATAGAAGTACAGAATCACTTTCAGTAAACTGAGCCCCCGCCTCTAGTGAAGCACCTAAAGATACAGCAATTGTAGGGTCGGACTCAAAATAAGCCTTGTTTAAATTATCATCAACAATTAAAGTAGTTGTAGCAATAATACCTTTTGGAATACCCTCTTGCACACGAGTAATGTTAGCAGTGAAAGGGTCTTCAATGACATAGCGTAGGTCTATAGGAATTGACTTATTTCTTTTTCGAGTAACACTTCGAACACTTAACTCTAAAATACCGTCAGGAAGATTTGTAAAAGGTATGGAGCTATCAGTAGTTACAATAGGGCTGGCTATACCTTCTAAGTTATGGAATAGCTCATACTCAGTAACTAACTGAGATTTTGAATTTGAGGGGTCTGGCTCATCCCATTGTACAATTATCTCTTCTCCTGGAGCTACAGAGTCGGAGTTAGTGAGAACCCTAAGATTTCTTGGAGGCGGTATTACTTCATTACCTATCTCTGATAATAAATCGGAATCAGAGATAGTAGCAACATCGAACCCATAGTCTACTTCATCGTATTTCGAAGAAAAGTATTCAACTGCCGAAATTGAAAATAGATTTTTAGAATCCTCTTTAATTCCTAATACTCTGTACTCTTTTGAAGAGCCGAGCGCTCGTATATCATTTTTATCAAATGCAATACCACCAGAAGACTGTTGGTCAAAGGGGTTGCCAAGGTCTGTTGATAGCTCAGTTAAAGTCCATACAGACCCCAGAGTTACACTTAATAAATCCTCGTCCAAATCGCTTGTGTCTAGTGTAAGCTGATTGCTGGTTATACTCTCTGCTTCTCCCATATCAACAGAAGTCTGCTGTACATACGTATAGGGTCTCCAAATAATTGGAACTAAAGTAGTTAGATCACTTGTAGAAAACGCATTACTTGCCTCTTCTTCTGTTTCTATTTCTTTAAAAGTAGCAACATTCTCTACAGGAACCCAAGCTTTTAATACCCTTTGGCCTGTATTTGGTTGTAAAGATTGATGCCTTACTTGGTTAGAGTCTATAACATCAATAGTGTCATTACCCGCATAAAAAGCGCCGGGCTTAGTAACAAGAGTATTTAAATAGTACTCACTAGTGGAAGTTAAAGTAACTTCTCTATCTAAAGTAATAACCGAGGGGTTAACTTCTGTTTTTGCAGTAAAACTTTTAATACGACCACTATAAGGAGACCCATGCCTAGCTGAATCTTGAATTGTTATAATGTCTCCTGGCTTAACAAAGTGAGCTGCTAGAGAGGTTTGAAAATTTACAATTTCTGTTTGATTTTGTGCAGTCCACAGTTTCCAGCGACCATAACGAATTGCTTGACCTTCTGAAGTTGCTCCAAAAGCTACCGAATTTTGTGATATAATTTTACCGTCTCTAAGGATAGACTCTCTATCCTCTACTAAAAGAGGTACAGGCTCATAGTTGATAGTAGGGTCATTCCAAGTTACTACTACTTGATTGATTCGGGTGCGAGAGCCGGTGCTCTCATAGTTAAATTTACCGTCGATTACATTACCACGAGAAAATGCGTACACAGGGTCTGCAGGAGCGTCTTGAACTGGAGTAAGTTTTCCGTCTTGCCAATATATAATTCCTAGAAAGACAGTAGCCATATCTTTAAGAACTTTATATACATCGGTTGCTTTTGTTAAAAAGATATTTGCACGAAAGCGGGGTTCTACGCCTCCCCTACCATCGTCCACTAACTCATCGCAATACCTTGCAACTCTATATAGTGCAAATTTATCAATATCTTGAGGTCTAATCCACTTTCCAGCTCCGTAGCGGTCATTTGTAACTATATCGTAAAATACCCACGCAGGATTATCAGTATACCTTTTTATAAAGCCCCCGTCCCAGAAACCTGTGTACACAGCTTTAGGATTGCCACTTGTGTCAAAGGAGCCAGAATATTCGCGAGGAGTATAGTTACTAGGAACATCTACAATTAATCCCTCTAATAAGTAACTTCTTTTAGGTACTCCATTAAATTGCTTACTTGTAAAAACAGAAGAAACTAAAGCAGAGTACGGATAATAGAGTTTGTCCTTTATATAAGAAGTAAGGCCACTAAGCTGTCCAGTAGCATTTAGTTGCCAGTTATCTTTGTCCGTTCTGCTTCCCGAAGTCCCATCAAACATTATAGGAAGACCTATATGTCGATTTACTCTAATAATACGAATTTGAAAGTCTGTAAAGGGCTTATAAGCCTCTAAGCTAAAAAGATGGTCAAAAGATACTGGTGCATTTGTTTTACCTTGATGAACAATATAGCCTTCATTCGAGCTACCGCTCGGAAAGCAGTTAACCCAATCGTCTTCGAATGCGGCTTGCCCAGGCTTTTGAAATCGTGCTTGCATAATATAATAGGCATAAGCAGTCTCCCTCTTTCCAGAGGCCGTGCTTTGAGCTTGCAGTGCCGAATATCTAATAGACCAACGAACTTGGTCTACTTGAGGTATTTTAACAGAAGTAAGATTAAAAGCCTGGCTTGCACTTAGTAAAGTTGCATCGTCGTTAAAATCCGTAGAGTCTGTAGGCATTCCTTCAGGGTCTATCCTTGCGACATTTAGTGTCTCTGCCGCTGCTGCAGATATAAGTTTAATTGTAGATAAATTAACAGAGCTTGTAGACCCTGGGGCAGCAATGCTCCCTCCCACACCTTTATAGCTCGGAAGAGGTTCTTGCTCTACTCTTCCGATTCTAGCTTGAACTTGTAGATTGTCTATTTTTCCTCGGGTTGTTCTATTTATTAGCCGCTCTGTAGGCGTAGTACGAACACGAGGCTCTGTGATTCTAAAAGCATATTTTCCGTTTGTTGTTCCCAGTCCAGGGTCGCCTTCTACTTCTATAGTAGTAGAAGTAACATTTCCATTCTCATCTTTTTGTATATCTACACTTAGAATATTTAATACACGACTTTTTCTAATTGTATAAACTTTTCCTGGAGTTGTATCTATTATTCCCGTGGTTGCTTTTTTCGAAAGGGTTACGGTTGTATTACTAAATCCTTCGCCTCCCTGAGACGGGGGTATTGCATTTACTGAAAAAACGCTATATGAATCAGTAGTGTCGTCTACATGAAAAATAGATAATATACCGCCTGTTCTGTTCCACTCTGATAAGAAATCATTAAAATCCGAGGCTCCGTCTGCAATTGTAGCAGTAATCGTACTGTCTTCATTAGCAGAAAGAGTTACCTGAGTTTCTAAATAGTTTATTAGAACAAGAGACCGAGGCCACCGAGCATCAAATCCAAAATCAGGAGGCAGCTCTGTACCCCCTAATAAAGTTCCGGTACTATCTGTTGCGGAATCAAATTGTATAAAGCCCAGATCTGACCCGCTGTCTTGCACAGGGGTGAATTCTGTAAATTCAGCGTACTCTGCAGAAACATCATTAAAAAATACGCCAGCTTTTCCGCCAACTAAACCTCTTATAGGGCCTTCACAGACTACATCTACTATATTTACATTTTGTACTGTATCCCCTGTTTGGTTATTACCAACTTTATTATCATACTCTGCAGGGACTATTTCGGTCTCTTGTCCTGTTACAAAAATTGCCATTTATATTGCTCCAATATTTAAAACTTTTGCCCGTTAAGGCTTGTTATATAACGGTTCGCCTACTCCGTGCGATGTATCATTCCAAGTATTTCCTGGAGTTTCGGGGGTGTCGTTTCTATCAATAGGAGGGCCGGGTCGATAGTCATTGTAAACTTCGTTTTGATTACCTTCTCCAATATCCGGTTCCCCTGGGGTAGTATCTACAGGAACAGTACTTTCTTCAGTATAACCCATATTATTTATAAAAGCTTGATTAGCATTCTGAACAGAAAAACTTATAGGACGCCCTGGAACCCTTAATTTTCCATACAATACAGGTACAGGGTCTCCTTCGATAATAGTTTGTCCCGATCCTTGAAATAGGTAAGATTCCTCTTGCTCACCATCAGTAGCGGGGTCGGGAGCCATCAACTGCATAATACCTGTTATAGCCAAGTTTATTGCTATCATAAAAGACGCATTCGCTGCAAAAAGTCCAAAACCTTGTAGTGCTCCGTAACTGCCCGGCCCCAAATAAGTTATTGCTATAAATGTTACAATTACAATTGCAATAGCCGCTAAAATTTTCATACCGCCGCTTTTGGCACCCATAGGCTGTGGAGAAATATACATATCTCCTTCTTGGTATAAAAGCAACAATTCTTGCTCGTCCGTTAAAGGCGCACCGGCTACTTCGCACATAAAACCAATATCTTTTTCATGGCAGTCTATTAAGTATTCTCGTAAGTCTGGATAATTTGCTTCTAAACATCGAAATACTTCCGCGAAGGAAGAGACATTCATAGTTAGCTCTTTGCCATACCTCTCTCCAAGCTCTCCATCTAAATAAATTTTACGCTTCATATCTATAAATTCCTACTAAATGTTTTATCCAAAAAGGATAAAGATTCTCTCTGCAAGATAAACGATTCACAGCATGATGAAAAAATACATCGTTTCCTAAGTAAACTCCGCAATGATTAGGAATACCCGCTTCTACCTGAAAAATTAGTACATCGTTTTTTTGTACTTCTTTTACTTTCGAGTGGTTCCAGTTTTTAATATTTTCTTCTGAAAAATAATTCAAACCTTCTTTTTCCCACCAATCATCTTCAAAAGGCTCTCGGGGAGGAATATGAATATTTTCTGAGCCTAACCAATCTCTCATAGCTTCAAAGCAGTCGGTAACACCAAATTTATATTCTCGTCCCAATAAAGGATTAAAGTTCTTTTTTGGCTCTATAATATTTAACTCCATTTCTGGGTAGCTAAATATATAATAAGGTATACCAATTGCATTACAATTATTTATATCAGATTGACTAGGCTCATTTGTAGAGTCTGGATGATTGTGAATTATTCCAATTATATCCGCTTGTTGCTTTATGCGAAACCAATCTTTTGAGCAAAGTATAAAATTATCCTCTGTTTCTGAAACATTTTTACAGGGGAAAAATCGTTTTTTGCCCTTTACAACCCCTATAACTCCACAACCTTCTCTAGGATATTCTGTTTCAAAATGTTTTTGTATTTCGTCTATCATTTGAATGTCTTAGAACCTGGGTAGCCCCCAAAAGGTAAAGGAACTTCTGTATCAAACTCGCCGTCTGTTCCTGTGTTTTGGAATCGCACCTTACAAGAAGTTAGCGTTTTTCCGCACATATCTAAGCGATACCAATAAAAGGGGTTAACTGCAGGATTCTTGTCTGCTGGCACGTTTCTTTTTGCTTTCCATATTTGAATATAATTAGTAGTAATGTCAGTAGTTTTTACTACGTCATTTGCATTATACTCTGAACCCGAGTTCCACTCAGTACCAGTATTTGTAATTCTATTATTATCTGTATCAAAAAATACTCCGGAACTATCTACTGGCCAACTACAGCCTCCGTCCCCATATAGGAATCTTCCCTGATACCTCCAAGGACAGTATCTGCCTACTATAACTCTACTAGGAAGAACTACACCTTCTATGTCCATTGGATTTGCTAACTCAAATTGAACTAGCATATTATCCTCCGCAGCTACTCTGTCTATTATTAATTTAGTAGAAGGAAACTCTACTGGAGGTGACGAAGTAGCTGTATCTTGGCTTGTAAATGTATATTTAAGAAGAGTTCTTCTATAGGTAAGTCGAGACCCCAGTAAGTCCTGATTTGAACGAATCCCCTGCGATTCTAGAATATCAAATAATGTAGTTTCATCGTCTACTCCATCACTATCATCTTCGTAAGCTTTTGCAAGAGTAGGAAAATTAACAGTACTTAAAGTAGGTCTTGCTAACGCTCCTGAAGACGTTGTCTCTATTCCCTCTAGCTGTATAGGTATAGCTATATACTCATTTAAAGGATATACTCCATTTAAAATAGTTGAGCTTGGAAAATATATATTGTTTTCACCGCCATCAAGGCCATTGAATAAATATATAGTGAGTTCGTTTTTTAAGGTTAGTTCGAAAAGCTCTACTAAAGCACTCTCTACTTCCTGTACTTGTACTGACTCTATTAAATTTTGCTGTGTCATAATTAAGGCTCGTATACTCTTCTAAATGTTGTTTGTAAGCTATGTACTGTGTCATATGTATATGATATATTATAATCTTCAGCGACTACTTTTATAACTTCATCCCCCGTATAATTTGTAACTTTTAATTCAAAATTAAGTCCGGATTTTAAATCAAGAAAAGCAGCTATAAGATTTATTTCTTCTGCCGATCTATTGTTGAAAGATAAGTTAAAAGAGTCCTCTTTAGTATTTATTCCGTCAAGAACACGCTGCTCATACCCCTCTCCAAATTTTGCGGTTAAGACTCTCTGCTTAACTTGCCGCTGAAGGCCGCGGTCTGCTACGATTGTCTTACTGGCATTATTATTAATAGTATTTGCTGGAATTACGAATTCAAATGCTGACATTATGCTACTCCATACGGATTAAGTATTCCGCCCGAACGTTTTTGATATTGTAGTTCTTTCTGTACTGCATTAGCAATAACTGTTCCGAGCTTTGCTCCGTCTTGTCCATTTGACTGGCTATTCTGTTCAGCATTTCCGTTCCCTTCCATAGATACATTTACTGTAACATTATTATTTTGTCCCATTCCTTTGCTCATTTCAACAGGTATAGATTTACCGTTTGGAAGAGGTACTACAGCTTCCGTACCATGAAGAATTACAGGGTATCCTGCTTCTCTACCTTTAGCGATGCCTCCGGTTGCGTATCCAGGGATTTTTTCAACTATTCCTCCGGTGCGCTGTCCAGGCACAGAGCCTGGAGTGGGCAGGTTAAATTGGGGCTGTATATCAGGCGTCATTTGAAGTGCGTTTGCCTTCGCAGACCCCGCAGCAACACTTCCAATGCCCCCTATTATAGATTGCAATAGTTGTACCGCAATCATTTCCGTTATAATTCGTGATAAAGTTCTTAAAATTGAAAGTCCCATTTCTGCAAAAGCTTGTTTTACTGTCATTGTTCCTTGAACCAACCCATCCAGAGCTCTTACAAAAGAGTCTGCAAAAGTTGCAGTAACTTCTGAAGCTATTCTATTACTTCTATCTAATTCATCAGCAAAATCTTGAGCGTTTACCTTTGCCACCACAAGTGCGCCGGACAGCGAGAAGATTTTTTCTGCGTTATATCCTTCCCCAGTTTTTTTACTCTCATTCTCAAGCTCTTTCTGTAACGCCCTGACTTGATTTTGGGCTCGTTCGGCTGCGAGTACTCTTTGTTGCTCTTGCTGAAGAAGATCGGGCGTTCTCACACTAAAGCCTCCAATACTACCCCGTTTGCCCAGTGCCGCCCGGATATTTACTGAATTTTCTCGTTTTGTGGCATCTATTCTATTTTGTGCGGCCACTGCTTCAAGCTCTGCTAATCTTACTGATTCTCTTTGAAGGTCTATTTTTACTTCAAGTTGTGCTATAAGTGCAGTTAATTCCTCTTTTTCCCTTTGCTGAGCAGGAGTTAGGTCTTTGTCCTGTATATCCTTAATTTTAGTGTCTAGTAAGAGCTTCTTTTGTGTTGCGTCATTTATTTGTTTCTCAGTATTTTGTATAGCAAACTTAGCGTTTAAAATAGCTCTTTGCTCCTTGGTTTGCCCTTTTAACTGCATTTGTTGGGTAGTTAAAAGACGTACGCTATCTAGTTTTTGCCTATGCTGTAAGGTGTTGATTTCTTTAATTATATCTCTATTCTTTATAAGCAGCTCTCTTTCTGCAGTTAGTTCGGGATTAAGCCCTTCGAATGTAAGTCTATACTCGACCTCTACAGGTTGTCCACCTGGATATATCGTCTCCTTCCCAATAGATTCATAAGTAGGATTGTCTGCCTCAAGCTTAGCTAGTTGATCTAGCCTAGTTTGAATATTTGATACTGCAGTTTCTGCGCTATTAGCTCCTGCGAAACTATTTACAAATGCAGTCACTGAATTTGCTGCATTGCTGGCAGCTCTCTGGCCTCCGACTATAGCTTCAGTTAGCTCTGCCGCTTTAACTCTAGCTCTTTCGAATTCTTCGGCAGTCCCCCCTTCTTGTATGACCCTTCTAAATTCTGTAAATGACGCTAAA